GGTGAACGTTTATTCCAAGCAATCGGAATGGCCTACAAAGATCATGAGCCAGACTTTATGTATCTTGTAACTTCTCCTGAAATTATGGCAGAAATGCGTGCAGCTAACTTAGTTGACGAAACAATGATTACAGACGGTAACATGACATTTAGCTCTATTTTTGGTGGTAAATTCCGTCTTGTTATGACTCGTGCAAGTCAACGTGCAACAACTGAAACAGGTGATGTAAACGCACAATCAACCAAATGTTCTTTTGTAATTAAACCACAATCAGTAGCAGCAGCTAATCTTGGTGTTCCAACACCAGTAGAAGTAGATCGTAATGCAGCTTCATACACAGGTGGCGGTTCTACAAATATTTGGTATCGTTATGGTTTTATTATGCATCCAATGGGATACGATTGGTCAGGTGCATCTAATGCTTTCGCAACTAATACAACTCTAGGAGCAGCAGCTTCTTGGTCTCGTAAAATGAACGCATTAAACTTAGGCATCTTGCCTATCTTCCATTCATAAGATTTAGGAGGAGCTAATGGCTTTAGTTCTCAATACAAATAGCTACGTAACTACAACTGAAGCTGACACATATTTTTCAACTCGTATTGATGCAGATGAATATACTTCTGCAGTAGATACATTGAAAGAACAAGCATTAGTTACTGCTACACAGTTAATTGACAATCGTGCATGGATTGGCATTGCTGTTAGCTCTTCTCAAGCTTTGGCATGGCCTCGTAAACAAGCAACTTACTATGATCCTAGATTGGGTCAGGATATAACGATTGCTGAAAACGAGTGTCCTTCTCAAGTTAAAATTGCAGTATATGAGCAAGCTTTACATTTATTACAAAATGAAGATTTAATTGCTCAAAAAACTCAAACATTTGAAAGCATTTCTGTTGGTAGTATTAGTTTATCTGACAGTAATGGAGATGTTTCTAGAACTTCTATTACTCCATCAATCATCCTAAAACCATTAAGACCTCTTATTAGTAGAGGAATGAATAGTAATACATGGTGGAGGGCTAATTAATGTCACTATCTGCAAAAGTGACTGCTGCTGTTAATAAAGCATTTACGGCTGCAGGTGATTTAGTTCAAAAAGGAACATTAACAAGCAAAAGCGTTTCTACTTATGATTTTTCAGCTAGAGCTACAGTAAGCACTAGTACAACTAAAGTAGTAGATGTTATTATACAAACTGCTCAAAGAGCATCTGGAGAAGGCTTTATTACTACTGCTATTATGCGGTCAGGTGAAGATCTTTCTGTATATGACACTCTTACAGTAGGAACTAAAACTTTTAGTATTATCGATTACAGTGATAACAATTTTATTATTGAAGCTCAATTAAGCAGAGAGGTAAAATAATGTTTGATAATGTATTAGATGACATTGAAGGTATTTTTGCTTCTAGCACATGGTTAGCTAATAATATAGATATTTATCCTGACAATTATCAAGGATCGATTAATGATGAAACAGAGTTTTGTCGATTAAATGTTATGCCTAGTAACAGTGAAAATTTAGAATATGGTGGTCTTAAACTCTTATCGGGTTTAATTGCTATTAAAATTTTTGTTGGTGCAGGTGAAGGACAGTCTAGAATAATGGCTATAAGCGATGTGCTTGATAGTGTACTGCAAAATAAAAAACTAACGAGAGGAACAGAGCTATTCACATCTTATTTAAATGTGGAAGGGCTTGACCCAACTAATAAAGCACTTTATAGTGCAAGTTACATAATACCATTTAAGATACATGGAGAATAATAAATGGCACATATTTCTACCTTAGGTGCAGGTATTTTTACATACCTTGACATCTATACAGGGTCTATTGCCGCATCGGTAGACACCGCTGCTGAATTTGCTGGACTTTTTGTTACAGCAAATGCAAGTGACGTAAAACGTCTTCCTTCTGTGCGTGAATTCCCTTCAATTGGTACACCTGCGAACATTGTTAATGTTCCTGTGTATGGACAAAATACATCTTCACAGGTACAAGGTCAATCAGATGCTCCAACATTGGAGATTACTGTAAACTATGTTGCAAACGACATGACTGACTTTCACACGCTAATAGGTACAGAGGCTGCATTTAGATTTTTAATGTCATCTCAATCTTGTGACCTTGC